GCTTTAATTTTTGGTAAGTTCCCAACGTCAATATAGAAAATTCTACGTTGAGGAGCTCTTGAAATCTTATATATGATAGAAGCATCTTCTATCATTCTTAATTGATTTAACGGTTTAATTGCTTTATGTAAATAACTTAAAACCATTGCTCTTCTGGTATCCATTAGACCAGAATTAACATTAATAATAGAATCAGTTGAAATTTTTACGCCAGTAATACTTGTACCAGACGATGTTGCTGAGATTCTATCGTTATAAACGTAATATTCGGAAATTTCAGAGATAATATCAACACCAGTAACGGGGTCTTTTGCTTTTTTTAATTCTCTGATTTTTTTGATTTTTCTTGGGTCGATATATCTTAATTCAAGAATACCTTTTTGTGGATTATTAACATCAATAATTACGTGATAAAATAATCTTCCGTCAATATAATACCGACGGAAAATATCAGAACCCATATTATTGAAATTTAATAATTTTAGAATATTATCAAATTCGGCTTGAATAGCTTCTTTGATCTTTTCTGGTTGATCCAGATCGTCCATTACCAATTTGACGTTTCTTCCTTCGTCATTTTGGACTATTGCTTCGTTGACAATATCTTCAATTGCAGATTCAACTTCTGGTTGAACTGACATTTCCCTGTAACGAGAAATGAGTTCTACTTCGTTCTTTGCCGTACCATCTTGGTCGATGGTTGTGCCCAGAAATGCAGATGAAGAAACTGTAACAGAACCATCATCCGCAGCTGGTGGGGTAAACGAAGGGGAAGATAATAATTCTTCTTCCCCATCTTTTTTACCTAAACGAAAACCAAATAAACTAAATCTATTTTTTTCTGCCATATCAACTCCTTAACGGATATACATAATAAAATTATTTATTCTTAGAAATCTACAGAAGCAATAGATGTCCAATATTGCATTGCAAAGGTTACTGAGAATTCAGCAATAGTATCATTCGCGCCCCAGTCAACAGGAATAGCACCAACGTCAGTAGGGAAACAACCAACCATTTGATATGTTCCAACTACTTGGCTACCATCTTTAGCGTATTGTAGAACAGTACCGTTCTTCATATATACGTTTGGTGGAACGTATCCACTATTTCTAACGTTTCCGATATGAGAATTTAGTAATCCTGACCATTGTTCAAGTTGACCTTTAGCGCCACCTGGTTGAAAATCTGGTTCGTCCATTAGAACTGTTACAGTCCAATCAGCAAATACTCTATTACCAGCAAATTTTGCTTGACGACCAAAATAGAATGCTGGAGCAACACCAACTGTTGAAGCTGGAAGAGCAGTTGCCTTTGCTTTTAGTGCAAAAGTTGCATTAGGAGCACCTGAAACGGTTGGTAAGATGATTTCAAATAAATTGGGTCTTAAGCCGTCACGACCCATATTACTGATGAAGTTGTTAATATTAAATGCCATATTTAATCTCCTTGATTATAAAAGCGGATTTATATCAATATTTATAAAAAAATGAATTTTGACTTTGGCTTTATAATCTATTGTTTATAAAATAAAGGGAGCCGAAGCTCCCTTTACAAGTTTTCTAATTGGTATTAGAATTGACCAATAACAGTACTGAATTCTACTCCAGTACGAACTGCAATAAAGTTCAACTGAATGAAATTGATTGATCTGGCAGGTTTGATATAAATATCACCAACAAATCCATTTCTATCAATAATATCAGGTGTATTATTTGATTCGTCACAAACAACCTTGAAGTCGTAGATACCACGGCGTCCTTGGATAGTACGTAGATAAGGTTCAACGATTGCTACGAACTGCGCTCTGGTGAATTGATCATTAAATTCAAATAGAGAATATTGAGCAGCTTTAGAAATTGCTTTTTCTAGTACAATGAATAGACGACGAACGTTAATTCTATCGAAAGCAGAAGGTTTGGCTTGTAGAGTCTTATCACCAAATAGTACAACACCTTCTCCTTGGAAAGAAACGACTGGGTTTACGCCGCGAGGATAGATGAAATCTCTTTCGGATTGATTTGGATTCCAAGCTAGTTTGGTAACATTTTTAATCTTACCGCGAGCGAATCCAGCTGGTGACCACCAAGGATCCTGAGCTAGATCAGTTGCAGCGCAAGTACCAGCAATGTCGGCGTTTAATGGAATCCAACGATAGATATTGTTGTATTTATCGTATTGATATTTCCAACCTGAGTCAACAACTGCATAAGAAGAACTCTTATCTAGAGTTGCTAAGAAGTTGTTTGTGATATTGGTTGCTTCTTGGCCAGCTTGATTTACAACATCTCGGAAACGAGGAGAAATGAATATAATAGAATCTCTTCTTCCTTGAATTGGTGTAGAAGCACTAGAACCATCAATAATATTATCAATAATATATCTAGGAATAGTTAAACTAATATCAGAAGCAGAACCAGTGATTAAGAATGAAACATCGTAGGTATCGCGATTCTTAAAGGTGTCCCAACCAGTAATGATATTGTTTGCAGCAACTGTTCCGCCATCAGAACCACCTGAAAGGGCAATTGTTTGATTTACAACGGAAGTATAATTGTTGCTTACATAGGTTGGAGTTCCCCAAGTTACACTAGTGTTTGCGAAATCTACTGGATCGACTGCAAAGATATACTGAGAACTATTGAAAATTACGTTCTTGTAGTAAGAACTTTGTCCATCAATACCAATCGCATCTGATGCTTTAGAAACAAATGGGAATTTTTCGATAACAGTACCAGCAACTCCACTGAAACGACCTAGACGATCGACTACAACAATGTGCATTTCGTCATTTGCTGAACCTTTATTCGCTGCATATTCTGAAGTTCCTGGAGCATTGTCAAAGTATTCTTCATAATCCCAGTTAGCAAAATCTGAAGTTTGAGAGCAAACTGAAACGGAAATGCTATCACCAAGAGAACCTGGGAATCTAGCAATAAATGCGCCATAGTTATTGTAAGTATTAGCATATAGATAACTATTTTCAAATACTAATTCATTACCAACAACAATAGAAGCATTTGCATTAGAAGAATTCATAGAATTCTTTGCATTCGCACCAACAACACGAACCACAAATAGTGAATTTGAATAAGAAAGGAAGTTTGCGCAAGAGAAGAAACTTGTACCAACAAAACTATCCAATGAAGTGTCGTATGGTCTTTGGAAAGTGTTTAGAAGTTGATTTTCGTCATTGATTAGACGAGGTTCTAATACTGGTCCCCAATTGAATTCACCAACAAACGCACCTCTGGAGGTAGACACGCCAGGAACAATAGTAGTTAAGTCTACTTCGTTTACAATTACTCCTGGACTTAATTGATTGAGAAAGCTCATATTTTATCTCCTTATTGATAAATATTAATTAAATTATATCAATATTTAGTAAAATATGAATTTCAATGCTTATTAGAAGTTGATTAAATTCTTAAAAATGTCTGAATATGGATCTCTCAAAGAATCTCTTGGTCCAGCTTCTACCCAAACGTCATTATCTTCCACATAAAAAGGAATTTCGTTGCCTTTATAATTTTCTCCTAGAGGCAATTGATCTTCGTCAATATATTCAAAATGTTCGAGTTGTAGTTGTTTTCTAATATCATTTTCAACTAAATCTTTGAACAATCTTTGAGTAACTAACCAACCAAAATTAACCAATGTCATTACAATATCATCATTACAACCTTCTTCTGCAGAAAAACTTTTTCCATTATTGACAAATGTGGTTAATTCTGATATTGTTTCAAAATCATTGATAATTAATTTATCATTTTCAATTAAAGTTTTTAGAGTTGAACAACCAATTCTTTTTGTCAATGGACTTGTCTTTAAGCCATAGGTAACTTTTCTTCCGTGGCCCAATGTTAGAGTTTGTGCTTTTTTATTCCCCGAAGTAATTTTAAATACGTTCTCATATTCTAAATCTTCGAGTAATATTTCTGCAACTTGTGGGCTATTATTTATTTCAATTAATACGTGTGCATCATTATAATATTCAGCGCAAGTTTTAATTACATTTGGAAATATCATCGGAGGTATATTATTATTTCTATAAACTGCAACTTGACGATAAGGAATTACAGAAACGTCAAATACAGAAAATGCTGAATAATCTAAATTTTTTCCTTCAGAAACGTCAACAGTAATAGCATACATATGATCGGTAGATATTTGATCCCCTGTTTCATCATCATAGTCTTCTTTTACTGGCTTTTCGTATATTACAACGTCTGCCATCTTTGATACGGGGGTTTTGTATGTTAACGTTGCTAATTTTTCTCCTGAAATTAGAGTATTAGTTGACCCCAAAAATTCAGTCTCAAATTCTTGTTGCCATTGTCTTAAAGAAGTGTTTTTAATTGTTTGTTCTTTAAACTTTTCGTCTCTTCCAGGAACCATTGACCAGTGAATAGAAAAGTTTTTATATTCACTTCTTTGTGCAACAGAATCTGTCCACATTTTATAAAACAGATTCATACCATTTGGAGTAGAAACTATAATCATCTTAGTGGATTTACCGGATGAAATTACAGGATATACTGAAGTGAAGAATGTTTCAGCAATATTTGATGGAACGAATGCAAACTCGTCTAAGAATACGCAGTTGTGCGATTCGATTCCGTTTGTTTGATATGAATGGGTTTCTTCTACATTTAATAAATCGTAAACAAGTTCATCAGACTTTATGTTAATTTTTTTTGTTATTTTTATGTTATTATATAATATATCGTCGGTTTTTATATCCTTCGCTTCAATAAATGAACCGTTGAATAACATAAATTTATGTTCTGGTGTACATTTTATATTTTTTCCGTTAGAAAAAGATATTTGAATTTTATCCAATTTGTTATTGGATATTAACAACCCTTCATAATTCCTAAATCCTTTATATGTTAATACTTGAGGCATAGTTTATTTTTTAACAATTCCTCTAACCCAACCCATAGGAATTTCGGATTCATAGCATAAAATTTTCTCTAATGTTATTGGATTATGACAATAAACTTTGCCCTTATTGTGAGGGGGTCTTCCTTTTTTCGCAGCACTCATTTTCTGTTTAGATTCTTCGCTGCGCTTCATTCCTTTGTGTTTTTCTGCGGTTTTTCTTATTTTTTCGGGATTTCTGTTTATTTTGTTAATATGTTCTTCAGTTTTTTTCCTTCCTGTCAGTGCTTCGCTTATTTTCTTATTTCTTTCTTCGCTATACACAAACCCAGTAAACCTTTCTTTTGCCAAAACAGAATACATAATTCTATTATTTTTAACCCTTTCTTCAATCTCTTTCAATTTGTTAATTAAATTTTTTTGTCTATTCTGATCAATATATCCATTATTTGGTTCGACCATCAACAACATTAATTCTTTATTTGTTATATCTAGAGAATTTGCCGCGTGATGATATGAATTATATCGTACTCCGTTAATAATGATGTCATCTTCTTCTGTTTTATTTCTTCCTAAATTTTTTTCCCTTGCTTGTTCTATAGATTCTTTTTTGTGAGTTCTACCATAAAATGGATTATTCTTGCCAACAAGAATACAAATATTACCACCAAGACTCATATTATATGTATCTTCTCTTAATGTATATTCTTCATTTACCAATAGAGCTTCAAGAGCTTCGGCATCTTCTCTATTATCAAAAATATCAATATATTCTTTTGAGAAATTTTCGATACCATATTTTTCTATTGCTTTTTTTATCAATTTACCGGAACCCATATAACCATCTTCCAAATCATTTGTTTGGTGGTATCCAATATATTCTTTATTGTTTATTAAATTTGTTATCTTATATACAGTGTAATACATATAATTATCGTCCCAAATATTCTTGTTACTGTCGTATTTATACTTTGACGAATTTGCATTTTCAATTTTGTCTATGAATATGTTACCATAATCGTCGCAAATTGTGACAAGTGTATCTCCAGTAACGCAAGTAAAAGAACCCCCACGGATAGCATTTGATGAAGTAGCGGAAGCTAATACTTTAGAACCATTTTCTAATTCAACTGAACCTTTGTTCCATACTCTAACTCCTTGTTGAAGCCACATTGGAAGGTTTTCGTATGCTAGTTGATATCTATCTAAAATTTCTCTTGCTAGGTCGCCTTTATTTGCAAGAATAGCAATATTCTGATCTGGATTAAAAAGCGACATCCACAAAATATATGAAACAGATGATATACTTTTACCAACCTGACGAGGACATTTCACGATACTAAACCGATTATCGTGAAATGTTCTAATCATATCTTTTTGGAAATCCCACATACTAAATGGGATTACTCCTCTATCAACGTGAACTATTTTTACATAATTTTCAATAAAATGTATTGGATCATTGGCACATTTAATATATTCTTCAACTTGTTCTTGTGTGAAGTTGATTTTAATGCCTTCGCGCTTTAGTAATGGATTGGCTCGATATGTAGAATCAATACTCATTATTCAAAATCCCCTTCAATTATTTGTTTTTGATTTAAGTCTTTTACCAATTTACTCAACTCGGTAGTTGATCCAACAAATAAAGCGTTGTTTATTGTGGTTTTTTCTTGGGATTGTTGTTTATAGTTTGTTATTTCTCTTATCTTTTTATGAAGATTAATCATTTGCTCATTCGCATCCAATACATTTTTTAGTAGAGTTGCAGCAACTTCAAAGTCTCTTCCTTTTTCGGATTCTCTTGCAATTGCTAGAATATCATCAACCGCATCTTTTCCCTTTTCAATTAATTCGTGAAAATTTTCGCGAGCAACTTCGTAGTCTTTCTTTAAATCGTAATC